TCAATCTTGAAAGAAGTTCGCATTCGTGTACGGTGATCTCAGCGAAGTAATATTCCACATCTTCTTCCACAACTTCACCATTTCGGACTTTGGAAAGTTACAAAAAACGCTTATCCACGCAGAATTTTTAATTGCATAGTTAATGATTTCGAGTTTCGCATATAGGTGTAGTATAAATGTAACTGACGGTACTTTTCCTTTAAATGGTATCCTTATCAGTCCTTCTAGCTCACGAGAGTTAAAATCAAATAATTGATAACATCCATAATTGATTGATAATAAATTATATACATACGACTGGAGTATTTTGTACTTATCTTGTGAATAAATTTTTGACCCAACATACGTGTCAGCGTCGATCTTAGGTACTCCAAGTGAAATTAAATACATCTGGATGTCCTTTTCATGTAAAGATATAACCTTATATAACTCTTCTATTGACGGTCTATACACTGAATATTTGGATATCAATTTTGAAATGGCTGACTTTGAACCATCGTCTTCTATTTGATATGTCCTCGACCCTATTCTTTGAATGACATATTGTACGTTATCTGGCAAGGTTGGCATAAACTTAGGATACTGACATGGTAGGTGACTTTCGGTCATCACAAAATATGGTTTGATGTCCCTCAATATATCATTAATTGTTATCTTGCTTGATTTATAAGTGACTGGCTTTTGCAGCATTGATAAAAGTGCTGAAATTTGAGCTCTTCTTTTTTCCAAAGATATTGGGGCATATGAATTCAATTTTGCTTTCTCAGTCATAGCTATTCCTCTGGAAACAATGTTATTCCTTGTTACTAATAATTGCTCTGACAACCGACTAACGTAGTTCTTAAAGGTTTCTGACGCCGAAATTTCATCTGCAATACCTGATTTCTGACTGGATAAAGACATAAATGCTCGTTGTATGTACACTTCATCATCTGTCACGCCATACTCTATGATAAAATCTTCCGAATCAAATACTTTAAACGTTGAATTAGTTGTTAGCACACGCTCTGACGGGAACAATCGCAATGATCCAGTTATTGCTACTGAAGTCATTTGCATTATTTTAACTAAGATAAATTCTCTATCAGTATTAAATCCTCTTAACTTATTTACAATATAGTTAGAATACAATACAGCAGCTTGATCCCATTGAGTATTCTGTCCGCGCTTCTCGTTGTTTAGTAAATTTATCCCTGCTCTGAAGAAAATTTTCCCTCCGGCAATATATCTTTTTGCGATCTCAATTCCTACCGTTGATACCAGTGCTTTAACTTTTGCGTTCATTCTTGCATAAGTATCCCTTACTTTATTTGATACATCTCTAACCATACTCTGCGTGACTTCAGTATTAAATTGTAGAACGGCATAGTTATCATCACCATCTACTCTAATTATTTTTGTAGAAAACGAGTATTCATTAGCAAGTCTTGATAACACTGTTTTAATAAGTGCTAAGTTTGCAATTGAGTTCGCTGCTTTTGTTTGCTTCTCTCCTGATGCAACAGCGCCATATTGTATCTTTTTGATAACGTTCCCATCTGGTATCTGTACATATGAATTCATTAAGTTTATCTGCGTTTGCTTGTACAAATTCAACGTCTTCAGTATTTTTGAGTCATTGGTCATATTTGACAACATGTCTAATCCCATGATTATTCCTTTCCTAAATGGTTGTGTGTTATGTTGCGATGAATCCCATTGCGAAACGTCGGTGTACAACACCATTGCGTTATTCGATAGAAATCTAGTTACATCTCCATAAGACAATAATTGGTTTGATTGTGAGTAAAATTCTGCATACTCTCGCGTATGCTTTGCGTATTGAAGCATCCTCTCTACAATGGCATGTTGTGCGATAAAGTATTCATATGGCAAAATGAAAATTATTCTAGTCCTCCTTCCTGGAACATCCCTTCTTCCTAATGGGATTGGTTTAGTAACGTCAACGGGAGGTATAACGCCAGGCGTGTACTTTCCACTTTTCATGTCATCCATAACATGCATATTCTTTTTCGTTGAAAATATCGTCTTTTTGCCAAACTTTAACTGTCTCGATTCACCATTTGAAGCAGAAGACATGGATAATAACCCAGCAAGCTCAGATTCCTGTAATAAATGATCGTCATGCTTAACTGATTCCTCCAGCATTTTCACTATTTCATTTCTAATCAATGTTGAATACTCATGATACATCTCGTTATCAACATCTTCAACATACTCGGTTTTCAACTGGTCTAATGCTGCATCTATCATTTTCTGTTTTCTAAACCCAACATGAAAGGACCACGAATAAATTTTTGCCATTAAATTAAATTTTTCTATTGATTTTTCGCACAACCAATCCTCTATCATTCGCGGTATGTCAATCAGTCCAGCTTTTTTCATACTATTTATCATATCTAGCAACTCATCATAAGTCTGATCTGGCACTATCGCTTTAACATATTTATTTGAAAACTCAAGCTCTAATTCCTCATTGGTTATAAACGTTCCATTAATATCTACTAGCGCTACTAATATAGACATTGGAGACGAAACGACTTTGGCAAGCGTAGATCTATTAGAATATGACAGTATAATTAATTCTTTCGCTATTAAATAATCTTCATGCGAAAAGACGGACATCAACATTTCAATTGCAGAGTTTGCCCATGTAACTAAGTAATATGGTTTATCTTTCATAACATCATACTCATATCTATACTTTGAATTGTGCCGTGGTACGCCGTATTTATTTACTGTTGAAGCGACAATTGTAAATAAGTCAAGTCTTCTTTTATATACTTTTTTTGCTTCATCAGTGTCATTTTCATGTTTATCCAGCCAAAACATAACAGCGTTTAAGTTTGAAGATAATGACGTTAAAATTGCCGGATCCATTAACGAATCTGTGTATTCTTCTTGTGATGGAAATAACTGTGATGTTAATTTATTGTTCTCATAATCTAATTCATTTACCGTTATATCCGCAACCAGCGCTTGTCCTGTCGCGTACCTTGCAAGTTTTCTTTCAACTGCATTATACTTATCATAAGAATATGATAGTATGGAAAGTAGTGTAGCGTTTTCAATAACATCCTTATATTCATTGAAAACTACATTCAAAGACGCCCCCTTCTTTGAATACTCCACACATTTTGCATGAAATTCGACACATCTCGCTTCTAACTCGTTATTGGAAGAATAGTATATGGGAATCTGCACAGCAGACTGTGAATTATAAACAAAAGCTAAATATTCTGACAAGAGTGAATTGTACTTCCCCAT